GATACGGTCCGGGCGCACCGGCCACAGCTCCAGCGGCATCGGAGAGCGCGGGTTGCGGGCGATGACGAGCCAGCCCTCACCGGTCAGGTCGATGTGCTGCTGCACCGTCTCCACCAGCTCCTGCCGGGTGAAGAACCGGTTTGGCTTGTTCCACAGGTCCAGGGCCGGGTGGACCGTGACCTCCTGCCGATCCTCCGGCTTGCCTGAGGAGGCCTTGCGGTACAGCTTCCACTCGACCTGCGCCGTTGCATTGCTGGTGCGGTTGACGATGGCGAACAGCGTCCCCACCGTGCCCATCGCCCGCATCTGCGCCTCAGCCCCAGTAGGGGCACGCCACGGAATCGACAGCCCTCCGCGCGACGACACATACGGCACCGGCGCCCTGTTCAACAGCCCACGCAGCGACCTCACCGGACCGCCCCCTTCTCAGTGTCGGACAGGACACCCATCAGCAGAAACGACACACAGGCCCCGGCGAGACCGGCACCCACACCCCAGGTGACCCACGCGGATGCGGTACCGCAGGCGAGACCGGCGGTGGTGTACAGGCCGGCGCGGGCTTCGGATGCTCGGGCCGCGACCGTGGTGAGGCGGGCGCGGGCCGCGGCGAGTGTGGCGGCAGTTGGTTTCACGCCGGCCTCCCAGACAGTTCGACTACCTGGCATTGTCCACGGATGTCCAGCAGGGCGGCCAGCGTCGGGCGATCACAGCCACCTCACCCGCGTCCTGCCGACCAGATCGCGGGCCGCGACCATGTACCGGGCGGCGTCCATCGAGTGGTCGTTTTCCTTCGCAGGCTCTTCCTTCAACCCACCCTTGTTCCCAGGCCGGACCGCCCACACATAGCCAGACACTTCCTCAGCCAAACCGATCGGAAGCGAAGCCGCATCCATCTCCGGGTCCCGCTCCAGCAACGCGTCACGGAGCACGAACAGCCGCGCCTTCCCATCCGGCTGAACCTTCAGCCGCGACTGCATCGCCTGGATACCGTCCGACACGCTCTTATGCGCCGGCCTGGTGCCCATGCCCAGCTTCCGCTCCAGCGTGGCCCGGTCCTCCGCGTCGTGGTCCGTGTAGATCCCGCGTGGCTGCGGCTGCCCGGCGAGGAGCCGGTCCCGGATCACGACCGCGTGGTCTTCGACGAGCATGCGGGTGCGGACCCACTCCCGCATGAGGTAGAGGCGTCCGTCGCCATCTTCTGCGAACAGGAGCGCCGTGAATGGGGCGGTGTACCCGAAGTCGATGCTGACCCACCTGGACCACGAGTCGGGTACGTCGAACGGGTCGATGACGTGCACCGACTCATCCCACGACTCGTAGACGAGGCCCTCGGCGGCCACCCACTTACCCCATCGCATCCGGTGGTAGCGGGCGCCGGTGAGCGTGTCGAGGCGGGCCAAGTAGGTGTTACCGTACTCGGTCCACTCGCCGTTCTCGTAGAGGCGAGGGTTGTCCTCGTGCTTGCTGTACAGGAGGCGGCACCGGCCGGCGTCTGCCCGCTGCTTCAGATGGTGGTTGGGCGGCCCGGGGTTGGTGGCCATGATCAGCCGTTGGCGGGAGAGCACGCCGTTCCTGAGGCGGGACACGATCGTGTCGAGGTCTTCGTCGGTGACCTCAATCGCTTCGTCCACGAACGCCAGGTCGAACTCAGTGCTGAGTAGCCGCGTGGCGCGGTCGAGGCCACCCATGATGATGACGCTGCCGTTGGCGTACTTGTAGCTCGCGGGCTCCTGCGCGCTGCCGCCGTAGAAGCGTAGGAGGCCGGCCTCGATGGCTTCCCTGGCAACCTTCTCTCGGAACGTCACCAGCGTGGATGCGGTGAGGCTGGCGTGGGTCTTGCGGACGATGAGGGCGCGCACCTTGAGCTTGGACAAGCAGGCGAGGTGCAGGTACATGAGCGCGCCGACGGACTTGCCTGTGCCAGCGGCGCCGCTCAGAAGGATCTCGTTCTCGGTGGACTGGAACAGCTCCTTCACGGCGCCGCGCGGCTCATAGCGGACGACTACGTCAGCCGTCACGGCGTCCCTCCACCGAGGTACATCATCGCCGCCCACATGCGCCCAGCATCCTCGCCGAGCATGCCGATGCCCGTGTTACAGGGGCCGCACAGCAGGCCCCGGATGCATTTGCCGCATCCTTTTCGACCTGGGCAGCATCGGTGATCGTGGTCTACGTGGTATTCGCGGCCCTGGGCTCGTTCGTCCGTTCCGCAAATGGCACACGCACCGCCTTGCGACGCCAGGCGCTCCTCGTACTGGGCAAGCGTGATGCCGTGAGCGATCCTGAGCGTGCGGTCTTTGCGGCAGGAGGAGCAGTAGGGGGCGAGGCCATCCTGGGATTTTGCCGACCTGGTGTAGGCACCTTCAGGGAACCAGCCTCGGCATTCGCGGCACTGCTTGTTCCCTTGCTCGTCCCGCTCGTGGGCTTTACCGATCCACGAGTCTCGGACGGGCGCGAACGGGCGCCCCGCAGCCTGCTGTCCGTAGTGGCCGCCGCATAGCTTGCGAGCTTTGGCCTTCCGGTCGCAGCCGTCTACGGTACACAGGCCTCCGTAGCGGAGGGATTCCACCGGTCCTGGGGCGCCATGCTTGGCGACGCGCGCGTAGTGCATGCCGCACATGGCGTTCGCTTCGGCCTTACGTTCGCAGCCGTCCACGGAGCACACACGTCCACGGAGGCGCTTAGTTTCAGCCTGTCCTGGAGAGCCGGTCTTGATGACGCGCCGGTAGTGCATGTTGCAGTAGCCGCGCGCCTGGTGTCTGTGATTGCAGCCCTCAATGGAACAGGTAGCCTGCATGGCAGCTTGCCTCTCGCTATGCCCGAGTAGGTGAGTGAGGGGTCGTTCGGAGGTGCAACTCCGGGCGGCCCCGTTTCTCTTATTTTCCCACGCTGCGCAGCTACTTGAGGGCATCTGCGTCAACTCCGACCACCTCGTATCTCACGGCGCCGGACACGTTCACCTTCGTCTCGGAATCGACACCAAACAGGCGTCGGTAACTCTCTCTGATTTGCCTCATCTCGCGCAGCGCAGCCAACTTGGGGCCGTCGTCGAGGATGGGATTCCCGTCATCACCCTTGACGATGCGGCCGTGGGAGACAACGACGTGATCGCGCTCCAGGACTTCCATGGCCGCCACAAACAGGTCGTCGAGCTGCTGGGCTTCGGAGGCGATGAGCTCGGCGCCGGCTTCACGGATGACGGCTTCGCGGCAGCGTTGGATGGCGCGCCAGGCGTCGCTCTTGTGGTTGTAGCCGACAGCGTCTGCGATCTGCTGGTACGTCATCTGTGGGTTGTCGGCTTTGAGGCGGGCGGCGCGGGCGGCCTTTTCGGCGGCGTGCTGGCTGGGTTCGAAGCGGCCGGTGTTGTTGTTGTGGGGGCGGCCATTGGGGTGGGGGTTGGGGGTGTCGTTGGTGGTCACGGCGTGCCCCCCTCTTGTGGTCGGGTGTTACCGATGGTGGTGGTTTGATGGTAACGGCGCGCGCAACTGGTGGACGGTGGCACGGGTGAGGGCCCGCTCCCGGGCGTCGGGGCGGGCCCTCTGGCATGCCGCGGGCGGTTCAGCCCGGGTAGTCGTCCCCGAGCACCTCACGCCGCGCCCGCTCCGCCCGCCGGTTTAGGGCGTTCGTCATCCGCACCGCCGCGATCGTGGCCAGCACACCCAGCCCACCGAACACGGCCAGCGTCACCACACCCCACACCGGAATGTCTTTCGTCGCGACCATGATCCCCATGCCGACCCAGCCGCCGCACACCCACGCGAACCAGATGCGGAACTTCTCGACGCGGACGGCTTTTTGTACGTCGCTGTAACTGCTGATGGTGTCCCCCCATGGCGCGGTGATAGGTGGCGGGATCGTACCGGTGTGCCTGGCGTGGGCGCGAGGGAACAGCGGAGGGCCCCGCCTCGATGGGGGGGGTTGCGTGGCGGGGCCTGGGGGTGCCGGGCGGTCCCGGCGCGTAGCCACCAGTGTGGCAGGGCAGCGGTCACCGGCCCCAGCAGTTCGCCAACATCAGGGCGAGCAAGAACAGCGCGAACCACAGCGATCCCTTCGGCAGCACCCCATCCCCTCGGGA